TCTACGAGTTTCAAACTGAGCTGGTAGTGAATCAAATGGAATACCTTTTTGTTGTAGATATGTATGCCATCCTAATACACCTAATCCTAATGCTCTACCTTTTTCTGCTGAACGTACTGCGTTTTCAAATCCTCTCATATTCTTAGCTCTTTGTAAGAACTCTGATAGGATACCATCTAAGAACCAAGTTGCAGTATAGATTAAATCGGTATGTTTCCACTCATCGTACTTTGATAGATTAAGTGAAGATAAACAACAAACGAATGAATGTGATTCATCTGTATGTAATGTAATCTCAGAACAAATGTTAGTCATATGAACTTTTAATCCATTATCCTTATACATTGATGGGTTTGCTTTGTTGATGTTACCTTTGTACATCACATATGGTTCACCAGTTGCTTTTCTCTTTTGAAGTACCTTACCCCATTTTCTACGAGCTTCTGAATCCCCATCTTCTAATCTTCTCATAAACTTATCACCAACAACCACACATTGATGTAAATTCAAACATTGTCTATTTACATCACCTTTTGGTTCTCTAATTTCAATCCAATCATCAAAATCTTCGTGGTCGATATTAAGGTTAACAGATGCTGCCCCCCGTCTTACACTACCTTGATTTGTAGCAAGGATTGTAGAATCATAAATTTTAGCAAATGGAACAACACCATCGGATGTTCCGTTTTGTGTAATATTAGAACCTGCTGGTCGAATCATATTCAAACCAACACCTACTCCACCACCATGTTTGGCGAGTAACATCATTTCTAAATTCTTAGTACCGATATCTTGGATAGAATCGGCTACATCAATTCCAAAACAACTGATAGGTAATCCTCTATCAGTACCAGTGTTTGATAAAACAGGAGTCGCTAAGTTCAACCAACCCTTCCAAATGTAATCGAAGAATTTAGTTGCCATCTGAGGTTTACCCAATCTTCTAGCAGCGGTTGTTGCTACTCTCCAATAAGCATCTTTGGGTTTCTCACCCTCTAATAAATAACCCTTTGATATTGTCTTAACGTAGATTTCTGTATTTGCCCAAGATGGAAAATCTACGTCTATTTCCCAACCTAACTCAGCTCCATAATTTTTCATTCTTTTATAAACACTCCGTTTTCTGTTTTACCTTTTCTATCCTTAATCTCATTCCAAGCAGCTTCTAAACATTCTGAAGGATGTAATCCTCACTGCATTGATAGTATGATTAGTGTAACGAATGAATCTCCGATACCATCTACTATCTCATCTTTATCATCAGCCCACCCAATTACATTTGTAATTAATTCATTAAAATCCATAACTTTATTTTTTTATTATTTTACCAAATATCGTTGAAATCTTCTCCTTCGTTTGCCTTAGAGTAATCAGTAGGCCTTACTGCGAAGAAATCTGTATGTGTTGTTCCACCTGTCAAATGGTAGAACCAATCTAAGTTAGATGCTTTCTTATCGTTAAATTCAAATACACCTTCATATCCTAACTCTTTTAATTTTTCATTACCTCTTTTAGATATAAAGTGTTTTAAATCATCTGCTTTCATATTTTCCAAATCACCCATTTCAAACATCTTATCGATAAATTTGTGTTCCATTTCAACCATATATTTAGCTGCTTGAGTAACATCATCCTTTACTTCATCAAAAAGTTCAGGATATTCATCACACATATGTCTAAATAACTGACATCCCATTTTAGAATGAAGAGATTCATCTCTAACACTCCACTTCATTTGCTGTCCGATTCCTTTCAGAAGATTTCTCATCTGAAAAGAATACAGAACTGCAAAACTACTATATAAAGATACACCTTCTGCAAAAGCTGAGAATATCGCTAATGAACGGGCTACTTCTTTTCTTGCTTTAGGATTTGTTTGTAAATCCTCATGTGTCCAATCTGCCGAAGTAGCGGTTAGGAATTCAAACTTTTCTGCTATTGCAGGTTCGTGTAGGAAAGCTTCGAAATCTTCTAATCCCAAAGATTCGTTTAGGTATGAGTAAGCGGTTGCATGAATTGTTTCTTGCGAACCAAACATCATAGCCATTTGTTTTATTTCGTGTTTAGGAAACCATTTGGTTACCATAGTAGTCCAATAATCCGATACTGCACATTCTGTTTGTGCAAATCCTAATAGGATATTACCTACTAAATGTTTTTCTGATTTATTAAGATTTTCATTCCAATCCTTTAAATCCCCTTGCATTGGTATTTCAGTATGTAACCAAAATGCTTGTGCTTGTTTCAACCAACCTTCGGTATAATATTCTGGGTATTCAAATGGTTTAAATGGTATGCGTTCTGTGAATATTTTTGCCATAATTTTGTTCTATTATTTTTGTATTTAAGTTCTTTTCGGTGATTATAAGTATGGATTAAAAACTAATATCTGGATTCATTTCGTTATATTTTTGTAACAAATTTTTTCTTACTAAACTCTCCCCTTTGTTCATATCACTTTGGGTTTTTTTACCATCAATGGAATCATCAGAGTAAATGTTAATTCTACCATTACTCATATTTGCTTTTGAAGGCAAAGTCATTCCATCTGGTCCAAATCTGTTTTTAATTACATGCCAACGGCCTGTACCTGCTAATTTATCTTCAATTTTTCTACTGAGTGATACTACGAAATCAGCTGTCATCAATTTTGAGAATGAACCAGCGATTTTAGTACCAGTAATAATATCATCTTCAGCTCCACTACGATTAATTTGTGATGCTGTAAACAATGGACACTCATATTCACCTGCAATACCTCGTAACCCTTCTACGATTTCTTCTAATTCTTCGTGTCGTTCTTTTCTACTATTACCTTTTAACAAATCAGCGTAATCTACAATAATCACATCAGGATTCTTACCTTGCAGCTTTAGTTTATCCAAAGATGCTCTCATAGTATTCAATCCAGCAGATTTTGTAGGCCAATGTTTAACAATAATATCACCACTCAACCCCTCTACTTGAGTTCTAACATCATCGATATTGAATTTAAGGTTAGGAACTGCGATTCCAGTTAATACTGCATCATATCGTTGTCCTACATAACCCTCATTAAGTTCTAATGTATAATGAACTACAGTCTTACCTTTCTTAGCAGCTGCCATTCCAACATTTACCAATGCCCAAGATTTACCAATACCTGGTGGTGCTGCGAACATTATTAGTTCACCTTTACCAAAACCACCATCTACTAATTCATCAATAACATCCCAACCACAAGAAACAACATCTCTAACTGTAGCTTCGTATCTTTCAACAATATTTTCTTTATATTCGTGTCCAATATCGGTATCTTGTCCTGCTTTCATAGCATTATCAATCTTCGATTTAATTACATCGAATTTACCATCATTCAACAAATCAACTGATTCTAAGATTGCGTTCTTAAATGTTTGATTTTTACAGAACTCTAAAGTTTGTTCTTTTACATAATCTAAATCATCTGATTCTAAGAAGTTCCAAACTTGCTTTAGGTTGTCTACAATCGATTGTTTAAGAACATCCCTCTCAACCTTATCTACTTCATTTTTAAATACATCTAAGGTAGGTAAAGATGAATAAGAATCAAAGTGAGACATTGTTTTGGTTACTAACCATTCATTAGCATCAGAATCAAACATTTCAGGTTTAAGAATATCATATACTTGTTGTAAGAATATTCTATCTGTTAATAAGCAAGATATAATCTTTAGCTGAAATGATGTACCAAATTTGTTTCCGAATTTATCCATATTGTACCAATATACGAATTATTATTGTAACTACCAAATTATTTTCTGGTTTGTTTTGAATATTTATCCAAATCACCCCAAGTATTTACCAACCACGTTTCTACATTCTTAAACGCAGTGTAAAGTTTATCAACCATAAACTCTTTTTTGAATCCAAAAGAATTAAGACCGTTGATTGGTGAATCAATGATATTTCGTACATTTGATGTAATCGCTGAACCCATTATTGGTTCTGATAACTGCATTAAATCGTAATTTAATTTCAAAGTATCGGTATGTTCCAATATTTTGGTTTTCAGTTTCTCATCATCCAATTGAGATACCCTTTCGAATAAGGTATCTAATGTTAATCCATCCGATTGAAGGAAATCTAATTTATTTATTAGTGTTTTTGGCCCGATACCCCTTACACCAGGAATATTATCGGATTTATCACCATCAAAAATTCTATAATATACTAAGTTTTTTGATGGAACTCCATATAACTCTTTTACATCCTCTTTATGCATAAGTTTCTTTTTAGTTGGTAGATATACTGAAATTCTATCATCTACCAATTGTAAGAAATCCTTATCAGAGGAAATTATCATAACTTCTTTTTTAAATATATGTCTGGCAGCGTATGCCATAATATCATCTGCTTCGATGTAATCAATATAACACAAATCAACAGGTAAGAACTCTAAATATTTGATTAACGCATTAAAGTTACGTTTCATAGATTCTTGTTGGTCCTCTAAATCTTCGTAACCAACCAATCTATTAACTTTGGTTAATCCTGTTCTACCTTCTTTGTATCCCTTATACATCTTCTTTCTACGTTGAGAACCACCCTTACCATCAAAAACTACCAACACTCTAGTTGGTTTGTTTTTACGAATAAGAGCGCCGAGGGATAACAGACAACCTGTTAATCCCCCAACGTGCTCTCCATCATCATTCAGAGTTGGAACTGCTCCAAAACATCTGATGAACAAATTCAATCCGTCTACAATCATTACCTTATCATTAACATCACCAACGGATGATTCAGATAAGTTATTTAACATTTCTTTGTAATTAGATTTCGTGAGTGTCATTCAGTTGTGTTGTATCTGTATTTGCGTTCTCAGTTGCTTCTTTATATCCTAAGATATAGGCATCACAGATTTGTTTATACATTTGTTCTTTTACCTCTGGTCGTTCTTCTAAGAGTTTTGTAAACCCTTTTGCTTGGAATTTGATTTCTTCACCTGTAGATTCATCAACCCAAGTATACCAAGCTCCACTTATTTGTATCAACTTATATGTTTTCATAGTATTCAACCACGAACCATATCTATCAATACCCCTATCAAAGTAGATTTCAAAGTTTACTGCTCTTAGTGGTGGGCCCATTCTGTTTTTAATAACCTGAACTCTGGTTTTAATACCAACAGTTTGGTCAACCCCACCTACTTTAGAATTAAGTTTACCCATTTGTTTCATTCTTAATCTACAACTTGCGTGAAAACCTAATGCTTTCCCACCTGATGTAGTATAAGGGTCACCAAAGGATACTCCCATTCTAACTCTAAGTTGATTTGTAAATACAACCAATATTCTCTCTCTACCAATAAGATTTGTAATCTTTCTCATTGCTTTTGAGATAATGATTGCTTTTTGAGTAGCATAACCCGCTTGGTCATAATCAGCGGATAGTTCTACTTTAGTAGTTGCAGCCGCAACTGAATCAACTACTATTGTTACTAATCTA